ATTAGCTAATTTCATATTAGTAAATTCTTTTTTCTCAGCCCAACCTGAATCACTTACACAGTCAACCCACTCAACTCTGTATTTGTCATAAGGTAAAGTATGAGAATCTTTAGAGAAAGATATTTTCTTTTTAGTGTAACGTTTTTTTGTCATCTACAGCCCATATAAAAGTTGAATGATCATTTTCTTCTAATGCATCCATAATGTTAGAAGGTACATTATGACCTTCTTCATCAAATACTAACTGTAAGTATGTACTGTAAATAATTGCAAGAGCCATTGCGTCTGCAGCTCTAACTGACATTTTAGGATTTTGACCTTTAATAAAATCACCAATAGCTTCTGGCTTTACATTAGTAAGAAATGTCTCTGAATAAGGTTGTTTGCTTTTTGGAAACTTTAAAATCTTAGTCATATTTACGTACCTCTGGCGAGGATATCTCTGATAGTTATTTGGGTTGCATTAAAAAATCAATGTTATTTTGCATCTTAGGTACAAGTTCATCGTACACAGTACGCCATAACATAGAATCATCATAAAAAAAGTTCTTATTTTTCCACATATTGTGGTAATGGTCATAAAATCTACGACATATTTCGATAGCATCTATGTCTAATTTAATCCAAAAATCTTTTTCACTCATACCATTTGTATGTAATTGATGATGATGAGGATAACATAAAGGTACAGTATATTGATCTCCAACTTTCTGTGAGAAACCTCTAGGCATAGCAAAAGTAATATGATGAGCTTGACATCTCGTGTCCTGGCAAAGTATGCAAGGATTAGATGCTACCCACTTTAGGTACTCTTTGTCTTTGATTCTTTGTGCCTTGTCCTCTGATAGTATTGTGCACTTTTTTGTAGCCATAATAAATTGCTAAACTTGATAGTCCTTCATGTACGTTGTTAGATGCTCTGCGTTCTGACATACTTAACATATGTGCTATCTCAATGATACCAAAATTATAATGACAAAACAACTTCATAATATTAGAAAGTCTTTTGCCTATCTCATCATCTACATCTTTGACTGCTAGTGCAGCTCCAAGAGATGATGTAATAAAGTCTGTGTTAGAACCATCAATACGTTCTTTTAGAACATTGCCAGTTCCACCACCTTGAAGTTCACACATAAGACGATACCTAGATCCAGCTTCATATTCTTCTATAGATATGAGCTTTCTATGAAACATATACATTAAACGAGACTCACGTATATTTAACCATACTTTACGTTTGTCTAAAATTGTAGATATTAACTCAGGTTTCTCTATTTGACGCATAAGATATTTTATAATTTTCTATTGCATTATCAACAAAAGATCTAAATTTTTTGTTTTTATTATATAAATTATTTAATCTATAAACTCTGTTTTTATTACAATTATGCAAACGAGCAATAGTGCTCTTACACCCATACACCTGTGTAGGGTGCAATAGCCAAGAAAGTAAAATACATAAATTATATATTTTATATTCGTTACTATTACCAACAGTTCTTTTACCTTTTAATATATCTACAGATACATTATAAGATGAACTACAATACTTTTGAATATTATTAACCATAAGGAGATAAACATGAAGATTGAATATAGACATAGTGCTTCAAAAACTAATAGTTTTATTGATAGTCCACCTCATTGGATTATAAATAATTTATATGATTTTGATTCTAAAGCTAATGCCAGAATGATAATGGGTAGTACTGCTGAAGCTGCAGCAGAACATGCTTTGCAAAACCAAATCACTGATGAAGAAGTTATCATAGATTATGCAAAAACTGAATACCTAAAAAATAATGGTGATGAGTCAGATGACGAATGCCTTTGGTCTGGTATAATTGCTACTCAGTTTGTTAAAGAACTTCCACAATTTGGAAAAATTGTTTCTTATCAAAATGAAAAACAAATATCTGGCGAAAAATATGGATTAAAATATGACGTTATAGGTAAAACTGACTTTGAGTTTGATGATGTAATCATAGATACTAAAGCTACTGCTTACATTAAAAGACTTAAATCTGGTGCTATTGATAGCAGATGGTATCCAAAAGACGCTGATTTGCGTCAACAAGCCCTTTACAAAGACCTTTTCAATAAACCGACTGCTTTGCTCTATTGTTCTTACAAAGACGTTTACAGCGTGGATATGGAAGGCAGAGAGGGACATTTAGAGACCATTATACAAGCTATGAAACATATAGAACATATCTTGGATATTGCTAAAACAAAAGAGGACATAGTTAAAATGTTTCCATTAACTATGGATAACTTTAGATGGGGTAAATCAGATAATGAACCATCTAGAATATATGCAAAAAAAGTTTGGCAAGAAGCTTTTAAATAGGCTATAAGAACTTATGCAAAAGTTTGGAAATATAATAAAACAAATAAACAAAAGGACAAATATGGAACACGAGACGTTTGAATGCTCATTTAAAAAAGCATTCGAGAAAGATGATGGTCAAGTTACTGTTTACGTTACCAAAGACGATGGTAGTGACATGACTATATATGGTGAGGCTTTAGGCTCATCAAGATGGCCGAAGGGAGCAAGACTTAAAATTGATGCACAGCCAGTAAGAACAAGTAAAACTGGTAAACAATATCAAACTGCAAGTAGAATAGAATGTTTAAGTGAAGTATCAGATAATTCTGGTACTGCTCCAAACATGGTTAGCTCTACTGGTGTACAATCAGTTAGAAATGTTGTTGATCAATTTTCAGAAAAATACAGATTGACTATGAGTAACTTAATAGGTTCTTATATGTCAGGTGGCAAAATACCAACTGAGTCAGAATTTCAACAAATTGATAATCTGGTAAGGAAAGTATTAGATGCAAAAGCTAATAGTGTTGAAGAAATACTATCAGATGATCCACCATTTTAACAGTTTCTTATCTCCCTCGAGTTAGAAAACTAGGCATTGCTACAGAATAAGGTTCTTCTCTGTAGTAGTGCCTTTTTATTATGAAAGGCAATTAAATGATTACAGAACAAAGATTAGAAAAAGCGTTAGCATTTTTATCTGAAACAGATGAGAGTAATGCAGAAGCTAATGCAAATGTTAAATATCTTGATAGATTACTTAAACGTAAAAAAGCATTACATATAACTGGTAACACAGAAGATAAAAGTATATCTGCTAAAGAACAATCTTACTATGCAAGTGATACATATAAATCTGCAATAGATGAATTGTTTCAAGCAGAAGTTAAATCTTCTACGTTAGAAAATAAACGTGATAAAGAAGGTCTTATTATAGATCTATTTAGAACATTAGAAGCAAGTAGACGTAAAAATAATATATGATTTATAAGTTTAAAAGATGGGTAGTATTACCTGCTTATACAGAAATATTTGTTAATGCTGAATCAGATGAAGAAGCATTAAAGACTTTACATGCTATAGATCCTACAACTTTAAATTGGCAAGAAACTGACACAGTAGAGCAGCGAATGACATATGAAGTTATAGATGAAAAATCCTGAGAGATATTTGTTTAGAGCTATAATTAGTCAAGCAATACATGATGCTATGTATGATGGTTTAGATAAATATTATCTTATAGATAAACGTAATGCTATTGATTGGCTTATAGGTAATTCAGTAGACTTTAGAACTATATGTCATTATGCAGAAATAGATCCTGAAATGGCTTGTAAAAAATTTACTGCTGCTATGAAGTTAGATCTATATACATTAAGAGAAGATCAACATAAAGTGTTGAGCAAACCAAGAAAAAAATATAAACATAAAGGTAAATTTAGGTTAACATTTAATGAGCAAAGTTTGGAACAAACAGATTAAAGGTAATCACTACCAAAAATATAAAATTCAACCAAGTAAATTTGTAGTAGAAAATAAACTTTTATTTCCTGAAGGATGTGCAATTAAATATATAATTAGACACCAGGACAAAGGAGGTAAAGATGATTTGTTAAAAGCTATACACTTTATTGAAATGATAATAGAAAGAGATTATTCTTAAGTTTTTTCTATTTCGTTACAGAAGTAATTCATATACAATTTATTATCTTCTATATTTTGTTTCATTTCTTGAGAAAAATTAATTATTAATTTACCACCTGCATTTACACATTCTGACCATGAATTAAATTCAGTAGGTAATGTAGCTGTATTATTACAAAATCCTGTAATTGCTGAACATATAGAAAAAGCTAATATAAATTTCATTATTCTATAATTTTTTTAATTGCTTTAGATCCATCAATATTTTCTTCAAGTTCAACTTTTACTTTTCCACATTTGTATTGTATATTATCACTTGCTGTACGTTCTGCAATTCTTTTACCTTTTAAACAATCTGACATTTCAGGTTGTATTCTATGTTCTTTAAGCTCCCCTGCTACAAACATACAAAGTGCTACTACTGTACTAATGACCGTTTCCATTTGCTCTCACT